TGGTTCATTCTAACCTAAATAGATTTTTTAGTTGTTATCTAGGACAGCCCCTTTTGTTTTGCGATGGCTTCTTCTTTAGTTAATGCAATAATTTGTGCCGCTTGAACTTTCATTTGTTCGCGTAATGCATGACGAGTTTTTTCAGATTGGGTTAATTTCAACTGTGCCGCAAGGCTTGCCATTTCTGTTTGAGCCGCAGTACGCATTGCAACGGCATTAGCATAAATTGCTTTTGTTTCATTTGTTACAGCAATAGTATTTTTAGCGTGCTGAAGGGCTTTTTGACCAAGAGAAAGAGAATACTTGGTAATATGACCAACTGCTAAAGCACCAATAAAAACTGCCGTTGCTTTGATGAGCACATCAAGGTTTTCAGCAACAAACTCTACGCCTTGCCCGAGTTTCTGTGTAACTCCATAGGCTGTATCAACCTGCCCCGCAAATTGGATCATTGATGTTTCAAGATTGGTAAAGGACATTGATAAGGTTTTGACACGTTTTTCAAAATCCGAATCAACTGAAGATTTAACTTTTTGAAGGGCTGCAATCACTTTACTGATCTGAAGCTCACCATTTTTCCCCATATCTTTTAAAGTACCAACACTTACACCCAATCCATCAGCGATCGCTTGTGCTAGTGCTGGGGTTTGCTCCATCACAGAATTTAGTTCATCTCCACGTAATTCACCACTTGCCATTGCTTGACCAAATTGCATTAATGCCGCTTCCGCAGATGCGGCACTTGCACCGGACATAGCAACTGATTTGGAAACCGTTTCAGTGAGCGAAGCAACATTCTCTTGTGATAATCCGAGTTGTTCCGCATTTTTTGCAAAGCGCTGGTACACTTCCGCAGTTGCGCTTACTGCCTGGTTAGTGCGTAATGAAATATCAAATACAGTATTAGTTACCGCAGCCATTTCATTTTGGCTATCTGTTACTAATCTCATCCGATTTTGCAATTCGGTGTAACTATCAGCATATCTCAATGTTTGCGATGCCGCAGATGACAAGTTGTTACCAGCCCAACTTGCTATGCTTGTAAAAAATGTTCTACTCGTTGTTTTATTAATTGAGATTGCCGCGCGTTCGATATTATTAAGGTATTCGGTTGTTCGTTCAGAGAATTGTCTTGCTTTGTTTTGTGCAGCAGAGAGATTGACTTCAAATTGTTTTGCGAATTTTTGAGACTGATAAGCGGACTTGCTAAGGCTTTGCTGAAATTGAACGCTATCTAATCCTAATCTAATGTTTAAACTGCCAAGCGATGACATATTTCCCCCAATAAAAAAGCTCGCCATAATGCGAGCTTCTTTCAAAAAATTGTTTTTAGTTGATGATAACGTATTTTACACGCACTTGTTCCTGCTTTATTTTTTCTAACTCAGCATAATATTTCTTCGTTTGAACGAATACCATAATCAACCGCACCAAAAAAGAAAGCACGAAAATACCAAAGAAAGCAAAAATATATTTAATATCAACTGCAAATAATAGAAAGAGTGAACCTAATGCAATTAATATACCAAAAAATACTTTTGCCCAAAACAGGATGAAATCAACTAGCATTTTTCTTTCCTTTATTTACTAATATCATTAAATTCATTATATTGCCTAGTGAATTACAAGGCAATAGATATTTAACGATTGGCTAGATAAGATTCTGAACCGTCATCATCGCTACCATCTTCTACATTCCTTTCAATAAAAAAAGGCATTAATTCATTCAGTGTTGTTGCTTTTTGTTTTGGATCACGATGGATAGCTGCCAACAAATGTGATATTTGGGCTGTACGATAATCTTCACGCCATAAGCCAAAAGGCTGTTCTTCATAAAATAGCATATATTCCTGAAAATGTGATTCAGGCATTGTCTCGATTTCAACCAGTGTTTTACCCAACGCAAGACTGAGAATTATTTGGAACTTGCGTCGGTCTGTGAGTTTTTTGGCTGTTCTCCCATTAATGCACGACTCAATTCTTCTGAAACAGATTTATCAAGTTTTGATAAGGCTTTCAAATCCTCTATATTTTCAAAATCAAATAGATTATTTCCATTTTCATCACATAAACGAATAGCTAGGTTTCTCGCCAATCGATAAGGATCATAAACTTTACTAAGTTGTTTAACTAATTCTTCAGGATCATCATAATTTAATTCAATCCCTTGTTCTTCAGCGAGATCGCACAGCACTTTTTGTTGCGCATATAAACTGTGATTCATATCTCCCACACTAAACTCACGGATAAAATACTCCGTATTACCAATTTTTACTTTCTGCAGTTTTGGTTGATTTTCTACCAATAATGATTCACGAGTGCCAATAGCCATTTTTTTTATCCTTATCAGAAATGAAAGGCCGCCCATACAGCAGCCTAATTTAAAACAATTACGCATTTACAGGTAAATGGTAATCACGTTTTGATTTTTTGATCGTTACACCAGATTCAAACTTACCTTTTACTTCGCCGCTCCAATTAACTCCAGTTTGAATAAATCCAGTTCCATACAATGAACCCTGTTTATTCTTTAACACCAGCATCCAGGGAAACGTTTCTTTAGCAAAGAATTTTTTGCGCAGATCAGCTTGTATCTCTGTTGCAGGAGCATAGCGAAAGGTGAGTTTTACGTTACCAAACTCAATATCGCCTGGTTCAGTTTCTGTGCCTTCACTGCACATTGTGGTCACATCTTCTTCTGTTAATGTATCCCCATCACCTTCAATATTTGTGATGGCACAGAAGTTATTTGACCAAATTACCCGCGCTACTTTGGCATTGGTAAACACGGTTGGTTTGTCTTGGTCTGCCCAATTCACTTCATCGGCAAAAATGATGTCATTGGTTTGAACATCTTTAACAGGGTAGTAGCCGTCTAACGAGCCAAGCCCAGTAATGCGGAGCAAATCCCCTTTTTTGTAACCGCTATTGGCGACGGTGATTTTGGCATTAGGGGTGATTTCGCACGCGGTGATATTTTTCTCCGCTTCAACCCCCTTGCCGATATAAAATTTTGTCCCCTGAAATGGGGTGGTTTGTGTGGCCATAGTTATTCTCCATAAGCTATTTGATACATCACTACACGACCGTGTAGTTTTGTGATAAAATCTTTGATACATCCCCACACGACGGTGTAGTTTTGTATCGGGTTCATAATCACTAAAATCAGATAACCGTTCTGCAAAATCAAATTCATCTTCTACCGCTTCAAACAATGCTTCGCGCAAGTTAAAGATGTCATCAACTTGATTGCTGTAAATGTCGATTTGCACTTGGTAATCATCTAAATCCCCATCTTCTAGGGCAGAATTTGGGGTGATGGTGGGGAATTGATACACAATGACGGGATGGGGCGTATTGGTATCAGGGATCACTTCATAAAAACAACGCCCTGCAACCAAAGGCGACAGGGCGTTAAATAAGTCGTGTTGGATCATTTGTTTCCTTCCCTTAAGATTTCCTCTCGTAAGGTGGTAATAATGGCATTGGCGGCTTGGTCTTTCGTTTGTTCAAACGCTGTGCGCAAGAAAGGGCGTGCCGGCATTTTTGATGTGCCGAACTCAACAAATCGCCAATAATACGGATCGTTAGGGTTATATGCCCCGCCTTTCTGTGCTTTGGCTTTAAACTTTTCGATTTGTTTACCCGAAAGCTTTTTTACACCAATATAGGTGTTAGTTTTGCCATTTCGACCGACTTTGGTCTTGGATTGAATGGCTTTTTTTAATGTACCTGCACGTCGGTGCGGCACTTTCTCTTTTAAGGTTGGGGCGTTAGTGCGTGCTTTGTCGCGTACAATCGCCCCACCTTTGCGCATTGCTTTAACGGCAATACGGTTGCTTGCTTTTCGGCCGAGTTCTTTCATTGCTGCCGACAACACCCTTAATCCTTCCACTTTGACCGTGCTAGCCATTGACTTTTTCCTTACATAACAGTTGCAATGCGGTGTTTCGTCCTTGGTAATTCAGCACTTCAACAATCTCAAAATGCCGTTCGCCAAAAACCACCCGCATTGTGGGCGTAATGCCTGCCCGATAACGTAACCAAATTTGCATGGTAACTTCCGACTGCACCTGTTGCGCGGAAAAATATTCTTTCCCCGTTAAGGGTTTGACTTCCGCCCAACATCTAACAACATCTTGCCATTCGGTAACCAATGCACCGTAGTTGTTTTGGGTGTTAATTTGCTGCTGTAGGGTAATTCGATGGCGCAATCTTCCAATATTCATTGTATTTTCCCTAAATTGCTATATAGGTATAACGTTCGACAATCATTTTGACTGCTGGCGGAAAAGATGCATATTTAGCCTGATTTAGCTCATTAACCCCGCTACGATTTTCGTACAAATAAGCAACCAACATCAAAATAGCGATTTTCAGATCCGCACCCACTTCAAGTGCGTTATCTGGGGCATTATCAATTGGTAATTCTGAAAATAACTTGCGATTCGTATGATTCTCAATCATTGCTTTAGCAGATCTTAAAAATACTTTCAGCAATTCATCTTCTTCATTCCCATCGATTCGACACTGCAATTTAATTTCATCTAACGTAATGTCCATTTTTACCCCTTAATAGCGGCCGTTTGGCCGCTTTATACATTAAACTTTACCCGCCAAAGCTTTGATTGACCTTTACCTGCCAATGCTTTGATTGCCGAAGCATCTTCAAGCACGCAGTCAAAGCGGTGGAAGGCTAAAAAGCCTACTTGATCAAACTCAGCATAACGCTCTACCAGACGACGTAATGTCATACCTGATACGCGACGGATCACGAAACGACTAAAATCACCGAAATAAACAAATTTTGCTCCTGCAGCAATATCTGCGATACCTTGATCAATAACATATTGATGACCGAGAATAGTCGCTGGTGCCACACCAGCCACATCAGGCAACCATAATGGACGTTTTTGTCCATCAACCATTTCTTTCAGTGCTTTTAAGGTTTTATCATTAGGGGCTGTCCTAGATAACAACTAAAAAATCTATTTAGGTTAGAATGAACCAATGAGAAAAAGTCGTCTAAGTCAGCACAAACAAAATAAACTCATTGAGCTATTTGTTGCAGGTGTTACTGCAAGGACAGCAGCAGAGTTAGTCAATGTAAACAAAACGACTGCCGCATATTACTTTCATCGTTTACGCCAACTCATCTATCAAAACAGCCTTCACTTAGAGATGTTTGAAGGTGAAATTGAAGCCGATGAAAGTTATTTTGGCGGTGCTCGCAAAGGCAAACGTGGTCGTGGTGCGGCAGGGAAAATTGCGGTATTCGGGCTTCTCAAGTGCAATGGCAAGGTTTATACCGTTGCGGTTCCAAATACGCAATCTGCCACCTTGTTACCCATTATTCGGGAGCAGGTAAAGCCTGATAGTATTGTTTACACCGATAATTATCGTAGTTATGACGGTCTTGATGTGAGTGAATTTAGTCATTTTCGTATCAATCACAGCACACATTTTGCTGAAAATCATAACCACATTAACGGAATTGAGAATTTTTGAAGCCAAGCAAAACGCCATTTACGCAAATTTAATGGTATCCCAAAAGCGCATTTTGAGCTTTATTTAAAGGAATGTGAATGGCGTTTTAATTACAGCAACATAAAAAGTCAAATTTCTATTTTAAAACAATGGGTTAAAGGGAGTTTAGTCTAGTTATCTAGGACAGCCCCAAAAATAATTTATTTTATTCTTGATTTGATATTGAGTTAAAAGAAATGGTAAATGTTTATTTTAGTTAATGGACAGTATAAATAATACAGCATTATTTCGATTTGTTTGTGTTATTTATACTGCCGGTAGGATGCCTGACTTATTTTGATATATTATAAATACATCGCAGCAAGCCAGCCGAAGATAATCAATGGGATATTGTAATGAATAAAAGTCGGTACGACAGAATCCCAAATGTGATCGTGTTTGCCGTCCATATTTAGCCCTGAAGTTGGTCCAAGAGTGGAGTCGGAAGCAGGCGAACCCGCATCACCCAACGCCGCTGCCACGCCCACAATGGAAACGGGGGCTAAGCGGATGCCTTGGTGATGTGCTTTGCCCCGAAAGACGATGTGTTATCACGATTTATTGGATTAGGTAGTTAATTATGCCATTTAACCAAGACGGCTATGCCGATGCCTTAGGGCTAAACCACTTTCAAAAAACACCACAAAAAAGCACCGCACTTTTGGATTTAACCCTGTATGAACTAGGTGGGTTGGCGGCTCGGGTGGTAGATATGCCAGCCGATGCGGCGATTTCTCGTTCTGTTGAGATTGAAGGTGATGAGGATAACGTGATTTTCAATGACCTTGATCGCCTGAAAATTTTGCCAGCCTTGGCGGATATGGTGCGTTGGTCGCGGCTATTCGGTGGCTCGGTGATGTTGCTTTTAACCGATGACGGGGCGAAGCTCAGCGAGCCGTTGAACATCAATAAACTCAATCGCATTGATGAGGTGAGGGTGTTTGATTTAAGTCAAATTTCACCGACAACAAGACGCTATTTAGATCCACGCCAAACCAATTATGGGCGGTTTGAAACCTACCGCCTCAATATTGGGGCGGTGAATGGCTCTCTTGAAAGCCAAGTGGAAATTCACGAAAGCCGCTTGTTATTTATGGGTGGAGATCCAATGCCTGAGCGATTAAAAAAAGGGTTGCATTGGGTTGGGCGTAGTGTCGTGAAGACAGCGTATCAAAAAATCCGTGATTATCAAACATCGCTCACTTGGTCATCATTAATTCTGGAGCGTAAACAGCAAGCCGTGCATAAAATGAAAGGGCTTGCCCTTGCCATCGGTAACGGTTTAGAAGATCAGATTAGAGAGCGGATTAACCTTGTTGAACGGGGGCGCAATCTACTAAACGGGGTGGCGGTAGATTTTGAAGATGATTACACCATTTTAAACGCTGATTTAAATGGCATCGTTGATGTGCTTGATGAGTTCAAAATCGCCATCTCGGCAGATGTGAATATTCCCGTGGCAATTTTATTCGGGCAATCAGCAAAAGGAATGAACGCCACAGGAAAAAGTGATTTTGAGAGCTATTATGACCTGATTGAGGGTATCCAGCAGCACAAAATCAAACCTGTACTAGAGCGGTTGATTGAATTGATGATGTTGCAAAAACATATTAAGCCATTTGAAAACTGGCAAATTCACTTTCCATCACTCAATACGCCAACAGATAAAGAGCAAGCGGAAGCCCGTAAATTGAATGCCGAAGCCGCCAAAGCAGAAATCGGACGGCTGATTGACTTAGTAGATAGCGGGGCATTATCAACGCAAGAATTACGGCAGCAAATTGCAGAAGAATTGGGGATTACAGCGGCGGCTTTGCCAGAGGTAAGCGAAGATGACATTAACGACTATCAAAAAGCCCAAAAAGCAAAAACGGTGGCTGTTTCCTGAGGCGATTGAGCGGGAGTATGTGAAGTATTTGCAAGCTATCGCCAAGCAAATTAGTGATACAGCAAGAAAAAAACTGCCTGAAATTGCACCGCACTTAAAGAGAATGCTACGCCAAGATGACAGCATTGAGATTTTAGAGCAATGGCTAACCGAATTGTTACAGGCAACCACCTTTTACACCCGTGATAATGACATTCGCCCTGCTGTGCGACAATTCCTGTCGCAAACGGCAGAGTTTAACAAGAAACAATTTCACAAAGTGCTAAAATCTGCGTACAAAGTGGATATTTTTGTATCAGAGCCTTGGCTTGATGAGGCGTTAAAGCTCGCTGAATGGCAGAATATTAGTTTAATTAAAACGGTACCGCAGCAGTTACACGAAAAACTACGTTATCGAATGGTTGAAGCACTACGCAAAGGCGAAAGCTATAAAAGCCTTGCGGCGGATTTAGAAAAGCTCCTTGATATTCCTAAACGCCGTGCAACGTTAATTGCACGCGATCAAATCGGCAAGCTCAACGGACGACTCACCCAATTACGTCAAGAAAATATCGGCGTAAAATCCTATATCTGGCGTGGCAGTTTAGATGAACGGGAACGTTTATCACACATTGAACGAGAGGGAAAGGAATTTCGCTGGGACAATCCCCCTGATGACGGACACCCTAGGTAGCCGATTTTATGCCGTTGTAGTGCGGAGGCGGTATTGCCGGAGTTTGAGGAGTTGGTTAGTCAAGGTAATGTTGTTGCGACAGCTGCTGTTGCAGCAACTAATCTTAATAATGAAGAAAAGTCCGTTAAAAATGCTATAATTCGAACACCCCTAACCGCAAAAAGTAAAATTAGTATGCGTAGTGAATGGGATGATGATTTCCCAGATACAATAATTGACAGAAAATTAGGTGAGGCAACCTCACACCCTCTATATGAAAGGGCAAAGTCTGGCTGTGTGGGAGAGGCGTATAATCTCGCTAAGGATCTTGTTTCTGACGATGCCATTTCTAAACTGGAAAAAATGATACAGGGTAAAGATGTTATTTTAGTGCCGGTTCACGCGGAAGAGAGTGCGGGTAGAAATATGATTCCAATTGCTGTTGCAACAGTTATTGGAAAAAGATTGAATGTGCCTGTTGATTTGTCTATTGTGCAGTCCACAAAAGTTTCTCGTACTGGTAGTGATGGTTGGCATAGATTAATCTATACACCTAAATTTAGTGGCGATGTCCCCCAAAAGTTAGCCATTATATTAGATGATACTCAAACTCAGGGTGGGACATTAGCGAGCCTAAAAGGGTACATTGAAACAAATAATGGGAAAGTTTTAGGTTCTTATGCTTTAACTGGGAAACAATATTCAGTACAATTGAGACTGTCAAGAGATACATTATTAGAATTAAGGAGTAAGTATGGAGAAATTGAAAACTAGTGGATTCAAGAGTTCGGCTATGACTTCTCAAAGCTCACGGAATGGGAAGCAAGATTCATACTCAACTCACGTAAAACACCTGACGAAGTCCGAAATACGATCCTTGCAAGAAAGTAAACGAAATGCTTACTATGAAATGATGGCAATGAGTTAATTTAGTTTTCATAAAGAACCCCTGAAACGCATAAATTTTCAGGGGTTCTATTAAGGATCATTAAATGCTAGCCAAAAAAGCAGAACAGTTAGCAAGGGCTTTGCACCGTGATCAGGTAGATAAAGCGGGAAAGCCTTATGTAGGGCATTTGCAAGCGGTTGTAAATAATCTACATAATCCAACTGATGAAATGATAGCAGTAGCTTGGCTACACGATAGCGTAGAAGATACGTCTATAACACTTAATCATATTGCTTCTGAATTTGGACAAGTTATTTCCGATGCCGTGGAGGCTATTTCTAAACGATCTGGTGAAAATTATCAGGATTATTTATGCCGTGTTAAACAAAGTCCGATTGCAAGATGGGTTAAGATTGCTGACTTAACACATAATGCTGATTTAACGAGATTAGTGCAAATTACGGAAAAAGATATAGCGAGGCGAAATAAATATTTAATGGCAATGGATTTTTTATTAGCGGAGGACTAACCGTGGTAATGCGATACGATCGCCGTGCGATACAAGCAAGGCGAGATGATAACGGGTTTATTTTTGATACCCCAGTTCTAACAAGGACTGGGGTTTTTCTTTATCAGTTGCCTGATGGCACGGTACGGCGAGAATATCGCCCGCCTGAGGAAGTCTTTAATGCTGATAGTTTAAGGCTATATAAAGGCATTCCGATCACAGATGATCATCACGGGGTGATTACAAAAGATAACGCCCATCTGGTGGTGGGGTCTGTGTTATCTGAGGGCAAGCAAGATGGCAAACATTTAACGGCGGAGGTGGTGATCCATAATACCCAAGCCGTGGATTTTGGCAAAAAAGAATTATCGGTAGGCTATGCGGTAGAGCTTGAGCATAAAAGTGGCATTACTGAGGACGGCGAGCCTTATGATGCGATTCAACGCAATATTAAGCCGAATCATTTAGCTATCGTAAAACGTGGGCGTGCAGGTGATGCAAAGCTCAATATGGACGCGGCAGATGCCGTAGAATTTCGTGAAGATGGAGAACCTCAAATGAGTGAAACAAAACTTTCAGATATTCGCCTAGATAGCGGCATTACTTATCAAGCCGCCCCTGAGGTGATTGTTGAATTTAATAAATTGAAACAAGATGCCGCTAATGCGGTTGCTGAAAAGGATAAAGAAACCGCTCGGGCAGATGCGTTAGAAGCGAAAGTAAAAAGCCTTGAAATGGAGATGGAAAAGATCAAACAAGATGCGGTGAATATCGCCAAAGCCCGCGTTGAGTTAGAAGGTATTGCAAAAGCCCATAAGGTCGACGTGAAAGCGGATAGCTCAGATCGTGCTTTACGCGAAGCGGTGATTGGGGCTATTCGTCAAGATGGAGCGGATTTATCGCAAAAATCTGATGCCTATATTGAAGCGGCTTTTGATATGGCGATGGCTGAAGCAAAATCTCGCCAAGACGCGTTAGGTTCGCAACGTAGCCAAGTAACACAAACCTTTACCCAAGATGGGCAAAAAGGTGAAAAATTAACAGGTCGTGCGGCAATGCTTGCCAGCCGTAATCAATAAGGAGAACAGCAATGTACGAATCATTTCAACGCCCTGCGTTCGCAGGAATGAAAGGCGACAGCCGCTATGATTTAGTCGAAACCTTTGCCGCAGAAAGTGCGGTCAAATTTGATCTGCCCCCAAAAAGTTAG